ATAAACAGCGAAATGATATTATCAATGATACTAATTGGGGGATGGATGATCAAGAAGTAAATATACTCCGTGTCGTCGAGCATGGTATGCCACGGCATTACATAAAAGGAGTTCGTATGTACAATAAATCCATTCGTAGAAACATATCTCTTCGAGAGAATAGTAAACGAATCCCAGAAAAATGCCCATGGAGCCTTGATGACCTTTTGGACAAAGAGATTGTCGATCTTGTCAAAATGCTGGATGGGCATACCGAATATTATAGGCAATACTTATTGGATCATTATCCAGATGATATTTTAGATGCCGATGTTGAATAAATAGAGGAGGGTATTACCCCTCCTATTTTTTTATTAAAATTCAAATACTTCTGGCTCAATGTATTTCTTTTTGTAGAATTCCGTTTTGTTGCGTTTTGGAAAAATTTGTGTAAACGGAAATAATACTTCCTTATCTAACACGACAGCAAATTGTGTATGTTCTGTGGGTTTACCATGCGGATGACATGTTTTCGTATGGCAGATGTAGTGGGAATCTCCTACCATTTCAAGGTTTTCTTTCAATTCACAAATCGGACAGTTCATTTAAAGTTTCCCTCCTTCTAAAGGAATGATCGATAGAGAAAGGTTGATCTTATGAATTTCTTAGAATTCAAAAATCTTCCCTATGGATTTTATGAATTGGATAATGATAAAATTGTATTTACGGAAAACGCAAAATACGGTTCCGTTGATTTCATGAAGTTGAACGCGCGGCAGATTCGTTTACCGGATGGGCGTGGTAACATTGTATTCTTGTTATCCAATACGTTTGAGCATGGGCTAGATATACTAAAGTCTGGAACATTTGTTGTTCCCCCAACGTATCGTAAATTTTTCTTCCCACCAGTAAACTTTGGGTCCTTCATGGGAAAGAGATATCGAATGAATCTTCTCCCTCAGCAACCTACACGATTTGCTGAAATTAAGGAGCAGTTCCCAACATTGCAACCGGTACCGACACGAACACTCTCTCCGACAATGATGAATACATTCGTGAATATTTCAGATATCTATCAATGCGTTAATCATATTGCCGAACGGTATCCAATCAAGCGTCTATATCAGGAGTATTTCCAAAATTTCAAACAGATTGTTGATGGAATTACTCCTCCAATTATTAAAAAAGATGACGATCTACCAAATCCAGAGGATAATAATCGAATCTGGTTGATCGATGTAAGTCAATTCCGTTTTGACAGTCTCGATATTCAAACCTATAAAACAAATCCGCTATTCCTGCTATATTATGCATATCTTAGGGATAAAGATTTGACAGGATATGAAATTGATCAGGATATGATGATTTGCTCATCCAAATTTGTTATGAAATTCAATCCTGCTCTGATGGATCGAGAGAAGATTGGTGAATTCCGCCGTGCACTATTCCGCATCATGAATGCAGATTTGAGTAAAGTGGTTGATGATCTTCCTGCAGATGAAAAAGAGCGTGAGATTGGAGAAACATTAACGTCTGATGAAATTGATCAGGAGATTGATAAACATACTTCTTTGATCGCCCCAGATATCAAAAAGGATACGGAAAAGATCTTAAAGAATTCCATTGCAAAAAAAGTGCAACAGAAAAAAGAGGAGCGAGAAGTATCTACACAGTCGACAGCACCAGATGCTCCACCGGATATGGAACCGCCCGAAAAGAAATCTTTATTTCAATCCGTCATCAATGATGATGGTCTACCCGAAGAAGATGATTCGGATGATGAATATGAGGGGTATGGAGATCTTCCGGTAGAAGATGAAGAAGATACTGATGAAGATGTTGATGATGCTGCCAATGACGAAGAAGTCAAAGATGAAGTCAATGAAGAGATTCAAGATAAAATTATTCCCATCAAAGATACTACATCTTCTCCCGTTAATTCAGCACGAGATCTAAAACTTCGAGAAGAACAGAAGAAGATCATGGTTCGAGATTCTAGCATTGAAACGATTCTTGCACGTGATACTTCAAATATCCCGATCGAAGAAGAAGATAAAACACTGCAATTGAAGACAGCAAATCCGAATGTTAAAAAGGTGAAGTTTGCCAACTTCGAAAAGACATATCTTTCCAAATTATTCCATAAAGATATGGTATCGTGTTTCGATATGCTGAAGGATAAGAATAATCCATTCTACATTACTGGGGTGGAGATTGAAGATACATCAACACCAGAAGATGTGAAAGAAACATGGCATGTTCATCTAACCAATGGGGATAAAAAACGTTCCACGATCAGCATTGATGTACCGAAATTCTATCAGAACAAATATATGATCATTGGTGGAAATAAGTACATCATTCTGAAACAAAATTTCTACAATCCGCTAGTAAAGGATACCGATGATACGGTTATTATGACAACCAACTTCAACAAGGTGACCATTACCAGAAAGGCGACGAAATCATTGTCTCCGGTCGAAAAAATGTTTTCGTTCATTCGGAAGACAAATAGTCCTCTCTTTACTGCAGGTGATTCAACCAAAGATAATGATCGATATATTTCTACGTTGGAATATGATGAATTTGCGCGTCGTATTTTTAAATTCGAAACAGACACCTGTCATCTATTCTTCTCTCGAAAATATATTGAATCCAATCTTATGGATCGAATCCCTCATAACATCAAAGGGGATGAATTCTTCATTGGTTGGGAGAACGATGGACCAATTTTGATCAATGAAGATACTGGATTGGATCAAAAGGATCGTAGCATCTATGATATCATTGCTTCTCATCTTTCGGAAGATCAGCAGAAGATTCTACAATCCATCAAAGCTCCAAAACAGTCTATGTATGTTGAAGCAAAGATGGCTGGTATTTTTGTTCCATTGGCAATCATTATCATTAGCTGGGTTGGATTTGAAGAACTTTTAAAACATATGGGAATCAAGTATGAGTTCCTTGCAGATATGAAAAAGGTTCCATCTGATAACAGTCGTTACTATCTTCGATTCAAAAATGGTATCTTTGCCTATGAGAAAAAGCTGTTCGCCGAGCTTCTCCTCAATGGGTTGAATAAATTGAATCTGGATCAGATTGAGTTTAATTCCCTGAATGATCGTGAAGGTGTTGCAGATTATATCAAGACGCTCTTTGGTACATATAACGGAATGAATGAGCTGTATAATTTCTATGAGTTTATGATGGATCCAATTACGGTTGATATCTGTAAAGATCTTCTTCTTCCAACAAATATTATTGATCTTTGCATCCATGCGACGAAACTGCTTTCGGACAACAAGAAAGTATCAAAGGTGTACGATTATTCGTTCCGCACACGATCCATTGAAATCATTCCTGCAATGTTATATTCACTGATTGCTGCACAATACAAAGCACATGTGAAATCTGGTGGGCGACTCCCAATGACATTAAAGCGGGAAGCATTGATTTCGAGACTCATTCAGGAAAAGACGGTGGATGAATATTCGACATTGAACCCATCCTCAGAAATGACAAAGACTCATGTAATTTCAATGAAGGGGTATCGCGGATCAAACTCGGAATATGCATATGACAAACAGAAGAGAGCATATGATCCAACAGCGATCGGTAAACTATCGATGTCGACATCTCCGGATGGAAACGTTGGTATCAACCGATATTTGACCGCAGAACCAAACATTCGAAATGCTCGCGGATATCGTGATCCTGTGGATGATGTTGATACATTCAAAGATGTTAACGTATTTGACCCAATTGAACTTCTTACTCCTGGTGCAGTACGACAAGATGACCCAGTGCGTACTGCAATTGCTGGAAAACAATCGGGTCACGTTGTTCCAACCGTTGGATCACAAGCGTCACTAATTTCGAATGGATTTGATGAAGCCGTTCAATACCATCTTTCCAATGATTTCGTTATTAATGCAGAAGAAGATGGAGAAGTTGTCGATGTAAATGAAGAAACTGGATTTATCATGGTCAAATACAAATCTGGAAAACATCAGGCCATTAATCTGAACCATGATATTGTCAAGAATTCCGGTGGCGGATTTTACATGTCCAATACATTGAAACCAACACTAACAAAGGTTGGAGCAAAATTCAAAGCAAATGCAATTCTTGCATATCATCCAAAATATTTCAACTATTCCCCACTCACTGGTCTTCGATATTCTATGGGTCCATTGGCAAAGGTCGCGTTCCTGAATACATATAATACATATGAAGATGCTGGATTCATTACAGAAGAATTTGGACGAAAGTTAGAAACAGCAATTGTTTACAAACAAGAAGCTACGTTTAAAGCAGGATCTAATATTCTGGAAATGAAACAAATCGGAGACCATGTTGTCATTGGCGATGCATTGATGAAGTTCACGAATTCTTTTGATGACAAAGAGATCATGAAGTACTTAACAAAGTTGAGTGATGAAAGTGATCGTACCATGTTGGAAGAAGAAATCAACAACGAAGTCAAAGCGCGCCATGCTGGTAAGATTATCGATATCAAAGTATACACACGATTGGATCCATCGAATCTTTCTGATTCGCTCGGGGATATTGTTCAGAAGTATTTCGATAAAGGAAATAAGAAGAAAGAATATCTCAAATCATTCGATCCTTCTGAAGGAGCGATTCATGCAGGATACCTTGTTACCGATAATACTGCTCCATTGGTAAATCGATACAACATGGTGAAGAAGCACAAAGGCATTGATGTTCTAATTGAATTCTATATCGAGCATGGAGATACCTGTGGTGTCGGAGATAAGATTGCACTCTACTCCGCAAATAAACAGGTCATCTCGGAAGTATGTCCAGAAGGATATGAACCATATTCTGAATTCCGTCCAGATGAAAATGTTGATGTTTTTTGTAGCCCAGTTACCATTTCTCGACGCATGACCAAGTCGAGCGAATTCCTATTGGCTACTGGTAAAGTACTGGTGGAATTGAAACGACATATCAAATCAATGATTAAATTTGGGCAGTAAATTGAGAAGGAGGGATTGTCCCTCCTTCCTTTTTTATTTGAAATTGAACCCTTAGTTATAATATGCTCGAAAGAGGTGATTGATTTATGGCAATCGAAACAAATCGACTTGGATATGATGGATCATTGACCGTCGATGAGTATGGAAATAATAAAATTATCAAAACGCCAGAAATGATTCGGAATATTGTCACATGGATTTTATTTGCAACACCAGGATCCTATCCATCCATACCGCATCTCGGATTGAACATTCGAGAATTGCTTTATAATCATTATGATGAATTGGACCCAAATCAGTTGGCAAATCGTATCATTGCACAGTGTGAAGAATTGTCTTATTATTTCAATAAAAAAGAGCTATCTGTACGAAAACAAAAGTATTACAATCGTCCTGCAATTTATATCAATATCAGTATTGCAGGAAATATCTATGGTGCAAACGATGACCATAGTAACAATTATACGATTCTTGCTGCAATTGATGAAATGAATGAATTGTTTATCAATGTGGATAATTCTCCCTATAAGAAGAAATCAAAACTTCCAAATGAAACGATTGTCACAACAAGCAACGATAAATTGCAATCCGTTCCATTAAATATTCACATTTGAGTGGAGGTAGGAAATGAAAGTTCTAAATCGAAAAGATGTGGAAGCAACCATTTATCGTGTATTTGATAAACTCGATCCCACTGGCATCAATACGGATCATTATCGGAATATTTTCTCTGTGATGAAAGACGAAGAGTTTGCAAAATTTATGAAATCATTTTTAGATGATGAAAAAGATAATTTTGCATTTCAGCTCATCGATTACGAAAATAAACTTGATATGCAGAATTGCGAAAATGCTGCCAATGAGCTTGGTATTCCTCTGATGGAATATGTATATCTCCCTCACCTGAATCGAGATAAAAACAATGTTGTTGTAACCAAAGAAAAATGTCTCGTTGGCTATTATAATGTCAAGCGTACACAGCAGATGCTTCATAAGAAAAATGGGATGACCATTAACAATGACAAAGTATCCATGCTCACGGGTCAGGTCATTAATGAAGACAAGAATTCTCGAAACAGTGATATTGAAGCAACAATGCTCGTTTCCATCGGTGCAGATAAAATTCTACAGGAATTGCACGGACCTCGATCGGATGATTCTGTTATGAAACGAGAGATGGAGAAATCCATTGCACAAGACGGATATGTTGAGTTGGATTCACTAACCAATGATCCGCGTAATAAGACAACACTCAATACCGTAAATACATATCTATTGGCTGCTGCACTGAAGACAGATCTCATTACAGACAGTTATATTCTTCCAAAAACACAGGAAGATATGGGTGTTTGATTGAGTAAATAAAATAGGGGGACCAACACTAAAATATAAAGTCGTGTCCCAAAACGTATATATTGTATTTTGAACATAAGGAGAGATATCTAATGGTAAAAATTCAAGTTCTTGGCAATGGACTCATTCCCCGCATCGGACTACTTGCTCCAATCACGGAACCGTTCACAGTAGGTCGCATGGTTGCGGCAACCATCATCCAGACATCGCCGAATCTCACAGTAAACTATCTGAATCCGGCGGATGGAAAGTTCTATCCACTGACGCGTCAGAATGTTATGAGCGTCTTTGATGACCTCGAAGATGATGATGCGGATGTGAAGGTTTCCGCAGCACCGGTCGAACAGAAAGAGGAAGCTCCAGTAGAATCTGCACCAGTTGAAAATACGGAAACGATTGAATCCGAGAAAAGCGAACCTGTTTCGGAGGATACGGAGTCGAGTGAACCTCAGGAAGATGAAGAGTCTGTAGAAGAGAATGAAGAGCTTGCTCCTGTGGAAGGTCGCAACTCCAAAAAGAAGAATAAGAAGCGTTAATTGATTGATATTAAAAGGAGGGGATTGTTCCCCTCTTTTTATTTCTTATTATATGAAGAGGATGAATACTGTGGAAAAACCAGTCGTTATCGCGATTGACTTTAACAATTTTCTATTTCAATCGTACTATGGGGAAAAATTATTCAACAGCAAAGGTCAAAATGTAAATGCAATCCGTGGGTTCTTTTATAAATTAAGAGAGCTGAAAGATGCATTGAATCCAGATTGTATTGTGATATGTAACGATGTCAGTCGAGAATCCACGTTCCGTCGAAAATTGTGCAAAACATACAAAGCAAATCGAAAACAGAAAGATGACGATATTCTATTTCAAATGAAGTATTCTCTTCACCTTTGTGGGTTGCTCGGATATCCAATTCTGAATCATGCCGAGTATGAAGCAGATGATGTACTCGGAATGGTTTCTCGTTATTGTATGGATCATGATATGTATTGTATCCTGATTTCATCGGATAAAGATTTGTATCAGCTCGTGAACGATAGCGTATATGTTTATTCTCCCAGAAACAAAGAGTACGTCGATGGAGAGTGGTTGATGGAGAAATATGGACTTACTCCAGAAGAATGGATTGAGCTGAAAGTGATTCAAGGGGACCACTCGGATAATATTGTCGGAATTCCTGGAATCGGAGAGGTGACCGCATTAAAACTTATGCGTGAATACCATTCCATCGAAAACATATACAATCATCTGAACGAGTTACAGCAGCGCACCAAGATGCTATTAGAAAATGGAAAAGATTGCATTCCATTAACAAAAACCTTGGTAACGATTATTACCGATTATACAAAATTGAATATGAATGAAACATCGTTCCAACGAAAACCAATTGAATACGATGCGATCAATTCTTTATTAGCTGAACTGGAGATATATTCGCTGAACGATATCATGCAGTACTCGTTATATAAATGACACGATTTAAAGGAGTGAATCAGATGATTCAGTGTATTTGTGAATCGAAACTTTCCACAAGTTATGTGTTTCAAGATATTCGTGAAAAGTTGCAGGGCAATAGTGATCCGATGGTACGAGCCGTAGATCTCATTAAGAATGCAAAACATTTAACGATCAATGATATCGAAGGAATTTATATTCAGCTGAAGCAGTATACAAATTCCCTATCGAGAGCCGCAATTTCAAAATTTGAAAATGGGAATATCATCCTTCTCTATAATGATAATCCTGCAAATTCACTAACACAAACTCTACCGTTCATGACATTCCGTCGCGCGGATACCTATATCACCTATCTATTCATTGATCGTTTCGTAACGCACAATAAAGCTGGTGTTATGAATATCAGTGTTCCGGTTCTTCATGATCTTCTCGTCGGCGCAGCCATTAGTAATGCATTGTATACGGATTATAGTCGGTTGACACAATCTCCTTATCTGGAGAACACGCTAATGGAATGTTATACGGAACTCTTTGTACGCATCCTCAATCGGGAATATGCAATTGGAACGGATAAACGTATTTTTGAATCGGCGAAATATTATATCCGCAAATTCTTCCTCATTCATATTTTCGGATCGATTCATTCGATGGATGATATTGATCAGGAATCATTGGCAAAGCTTACACATCTGGCTGAGATGGATATCCAGCTTCTTAAATCCAATTGGTCAAATGTAAATCCGTCGGACATTCGCGGATTATTGGAGTTACTGACGGGACTTAGTCCACGAATGAAAACTCTGGAGCTGGGAGCGTTCTTATCTCAGTGGATCAATATGTATTACATGCCCGCACTATTTGCTGTCGACACCATTGAATATCTCATCTTTGCGGTTCTTACCATTCTAAATGGGAATAATATCATTTCCATTGGGGCATCAAATACAATCAAAGATATTCGAAATATTAATTCGATTCGCGAGGAACTTTTGAAGTTAATCCAAGTGAATTAATCTCATTAGAAAAGGAGATATACCTTTATGGCGCAGCGTGTAATTGATCAGGTCGAAATTCCAGAGGATATTGCAAAAGAACTATCCGATCTTCTTGTGAAGCAGGTTGTTCGTGAGCGTGTACTTCTTGCATCACTTTCCGATCCAGTAAAGTTTGAAGAAGCAGAGAAGCTTATTCTTCCGATTACGGAAAAGATTGAAGCAATGAAGACTCGTATTACGCAGTCTTATATCCCTGAACAGTATAATGATCCCAAATATATTTGGAATTATAATGGATACGCAATTTCCCAGAATAAGATTGAAATCATTGAATCTGTTTGATATGAATGAGAAGGGGAATGTCCCCTTCTCATTTATTATTTCGATGGGAGGAAAATTGATATGAATAATCGCAGATTATTTGAAGAAGACTTTGATATCGTTCATGAATTATCCATTGGATATAAATATTACGAGGACGAGTTACATATTTATGGAATGCGCAACAAGTATGACGTAATAGGTTTGCATGATTTTAATTGTGAGAACCGATGGGAATGGTTATCGGAAAATGTGCACGATAGTCTTTTATCAGTGAATCCAAATCTTACAAAAGGTGAGATTCATGATGTTTGTAGTGCCATTATTCAACTTTCCCGACGTTACCCTGAATACTTATCAGTTCCGGAAGTTACAGAGTCGGTGTGCAATCAGTTCCAAAAATTGATTACGGCGTATCGACGTCTAACGGATGAATCGACATTATTGGACTATCGTAACGCACGAAAAAGTTTCATTAAAAAATTCAATTGGGCAACATATCATTTTATGATCAATTCAATTTATGCATACGATTTTGGACAAGATGATGAAATGGTGCATTTCAACGAATATATGGAACAGCATGTGAATAAAGAACTTATCTGCATGAAATATTATGATAAATATTATCGATTCTGATAAATAAATGAGGGGGATTTCCCTCATTCTTTTTTACCGGTTCACGGAATATATAAAGTGATTGATAAGGAGTCGATGATATTCAATGAATACATTATATGATTTACTGAATAAATATAAAGAAAAGATTCACAATCAGCCAAAAGATTCGGATGCATTCTATACCATGGCGAATGGTGCACGTATACGTATTCATCGTTTGAATACAGAAGAAACTAAGTGTACCATTGCAATTGGTACAGGAATTGTCGAAACAGGCGAAACAATTTATATGGATAATGATAATATCCTTATGGGGCTGACCATCTATCCGAAGGCGACATTAAAAATTACAAAACAATTATTATTGAATCACGGTTGTTCAATTGAATGTAATGGTGGTTTAATTATCGAAAAACGAGCACGACTTTATCTTCGTGGAAACAAATCCAATGTAGTTGCATCCAACACAAGTACCGTTACCATTGATAATAGCTCTGATGTGATCGTAAATGAAGGATCGTTGTGTGAGATCTTTGGATCAATCAACATCGACGTTTCTCGGTTAAAAGTATTGAAGAATAACCCACGCTTCATATTGGCCGATGGGATTGATTTGCAGATTACAAACATTCCAGAATTGAAGGATGTTTATACGCTCAATAATTATTTAAAATCAATTCATGAAGAAAGTTTAACACCAGATAGCATTGGAGAAAAAGTATTCAATGATGGAAAATCGGTCATTGGATATTCTTATGCATACGGGGATTATGATGCAAACTATTGGGGATGCGATATCCAACTATTCAAAGGAGATATCATTCTCGGTAATTTCCATTCTCTTTTCTATGGAAGTGTTGGAACTACGCTCGAAAAGCATGAACGTGGAAAAGAGTATAAAGATTGCCATTACTTCCGAAATTTAAGAATCGATAAATCTGCAACACTTCATATTGTTGATAAAGTAAAAGATGCAGATACTTACATGCCGGGATTGTATATTGGGTATTCATCCAAAGAAAATACGCCAATCGATCTGCATGCAAAGTGTACTGTATTCGGTAAAGTTATATGTAGTGGTAACGATAGCATCGTTATTTTGGATCATGGGATGATTGTCATCGAAGAAGATGCAGAAATGTATTTCTACAACCATTCGACATTCAAATTGCGAAATAACGGAATTTTACAAATCAACGGCACGTTACGCATCGATTCCATTGATCGTATGGTTGGATTCAATCCGGATGCAATTGTATTTGGAAAAAATGGTAGACTCATTATTGAGAATACCGATCACGACAAAGATTTTGTTTGGTTGGAAACCCCCATTGGATTCAAATCTCATAAAATCCATACGTTGATCACCGGAGATACGATTCAACATCTAACGGTAAAGTTTAATCAATACACCGGGATCAAATTAGATCGTTATACAAAATATTTCGGACGTGATGTTTCAAATTGGTTCTTCGGAAAACGATTCGAAGAATGTATTGCGGAAGGTATTTTTGAATGGGATTATGGATTCATTGAATTGGATTATACGATCTTCGAATGGTTGACCCATGAGTCCAATTTAAAGGATGTCGGCATTCTATTCAATACCAGCGCATCCTATGATGTTGATCGACTACAAGAATTTGTTTCATCGATCCATGCATTTGATAATATCAACTGCATCATTTTCAAATTTGTATCGCGGAAACAAATCAAACGAATTCCTCTCTATTTAAAGAATATCAACATTCGTCATTTTTATTATAATGGGATGAATGACAAATATATTCTTAGAACCAACAATGATGGAATGTTATGTTTGACAAATAGTGAAGATGCTGATGTCGTGAAGGATTACAAACAAAAAGAAATTATTTATCACAACGAATGTGAATTTAATGTAAAATAATATGGAGGGGTATATACCCCTCCATATTTTATTATGAATTGAGCCATTCTGAAATCATGTTCTTGGATTTGTTTAGGATGCGTTTATCCGTGAGCGGTTGTACGAAGATATTTGCATTTTCTTGGACAACAGCACTATTTCCACACATGCCGACAATATTTGATTCGTCGATGTGGAACGATTCGCAAAGGAGTTTCATTTCATCCGAATTTGAACGAAGCATTTCCCGAAGTTCATCAAATGTGACAAGCGTGCCACCAAATGTTTCCTGGAAATGTTTTGTTTGATTAGCAGACTCCATCAGTGGCTGATTTAATTCTGCCAGGGCATCCGAATGGGAAGGATAATTGACCCAATCGTATGTGATAAGTCGTGTCAGAATAATGGTTGGCTTTCCATCAACATTCGTCATATTGCCAAATACGCGTGCACTAAATCCTGGAATAATCTTACCATCAAGGATCTTTGTTGCCATATTACGACCGCTTTCGGTCGCATTGTCCGTCTGGATGTGTGCTTTCAGAAGATTTCCTTCACAACGAGGTTTCCGAATATAGTGGGATGCACGTCCAAGATCTGTTGCAGTTAATCGAGAAATTGCTAATTTCTGACCATCAATCAGTGGCGTCGGATGATCTTCCTCACCCTCCCAGCAATTTCTTTTTCGTTGATCAACCACATATGGATCGGTCTGAACCATGGTCCACACATTATCCTGTTGATAATTTCTACCATTGCGATTCAGAACACCAAAGGATTGTAACACCGATTCAAATTCAACAATGGGAAATCCATTCGATCCTTTACGTACGCTATATCCAAAGTTTTCATAATCCTCCGGAAATGATGTTTGTTCTGAAATATAACACAATCCATCTGTTAATTGTTTCATTTTGAATCCCTCCAATTAACCGAGGACGATATCATCATCCGATGTTTTGTCATTCTTTGTATCTTCTTTGGATTCCTTGGTATCTTTCTCAACATCATCTGCTGCTTCTCTTTCAGTATCAATCAACTGCGCACGAAGCTTTTCACTCTTCTTGCGAAGCTCATCAACAGAAGCCTGCTGCTTTTTCAGAATTTCTTCCTTCTTATCATCGTCAATGTTTTTGCGATTCTTGAGCTGATCCATATTACGCTCGATGAGAAGAATCTGCTCATCAAGGTCCATGATCGTATTTACTTTACGACGATAGCGGATCGCAACCGCACACTGGATGAGTGGAATAATACCAAATAGGGAGCGTCTCACGATATTGAAGATATTCACTCCAGAGTTCACAATGACATTGAGGTTGTCAACAATGTTGGAAATTCCATCAATTGTGATTCCAATGCCACCGGCTTCATGTACAGGGAGAACCATGTTTTCTGAAATCTTTACAATTTCCTTCATATAATCAACATGACCCTTATCCTTCATCTTTTCGACCATGCGATGAAGTGTGTCGAAGATGAGTCCACCATGCTCTGCATAGGTTTCTTTATTCGTCTGCTTTGCTATATTTCCATCCAAGTTGTAATAGCATGCAAGTGCATACTGTGCACTGGTGTAGCACAGATAAAGGATGCATTCATATTCGATAACAATCAGGTCTGCTTGTTTCGAATAAGCATTTTCATAATACTGTTTGTATGATCTCAGGGTAGCAATTGCTGATTCAATGTCATTGCCAACATTATTTGCTGTTGCATTCTTCAGTTCTTTCAGAACACGAATGGAGGTTTCCAACTGGGCAATCTGATTGAACTTGTCAATATTGCCCTTTGAATCACGGATGTCATTATCGACCTTCGTCAGTTTTTTCGTCGTAAACTTGGCTGCAATCTTACGGATAATATTCTTGATAAATCCGAGGACTTTCCCACCAAGTTTCTTCACATCAGTCGATGCTTCGGTGTATGCTTCCGTCCCTTCAGTATATCCCTTCATGAAGATATCCTGAATATCATGGTATAAATTTTTTGTGTACATTCACAACATCTCCTATATCAACGATTAATCATCTTGCTGAGCTCTGAACTAATTCTTGAATTATCCTGCTTCTGGATCTCAGCATCCAGGGAAGCAATGGACTGTACATCCCAATCGGAATTCCGATCAAAGTACATCTTCATTGTTCCAGCAATCTCATCAACAATTGTCAATGCAATGAGGAAAAGAGAATTACAGAACTTTGCAGTTGTATTGATATCGTTTAGATCGATGCCCGTATTATCGCGAAGATAGATGACATCTGCCTGAGACAATACCATGGTGCCATTCGGAATTGGAAGAGTTTTCCCATGCGCGTTAATGATGGTTCCCGACAGCTTCTGATAATCGGCGAGCTGTTTCAGTGTAGAGAGCCATGCATTTGTCTTTTTGAGAGCACGTGCCGCATTCTTCTTAATATTGGAGAGATTAAGGAAATAATCCTTCGCAGAAATTTCTCCACTTGTATAACGAACCTTCTGGAGTTTACGGTTGCTACCATTCACAATATCTTCGAGGTCATCGTTTAGATCCTTCAGTTCGATCGGATGTAGAACTGTCTTGACACCAATGATGTAGGTAACCGCGTCCGTAAGCTTATCCTTATTCTTGATCTTAAAGGTTGCGGAAATTGCATATGGCGTCAATGAATTCCATTTTTTAATTTCAACATCCTTCAGTACCGACGCAGCGGGCTGTGCTTTAAGATCTTTCACAACCTTAGTACTAGGAGTATCATTCGCTTCCAGATAAGAGAATCCGGTCAATGGCGGATTTGCAAGTCGCATGCTTTCACTAATGAAGAATTCCATTTCTTTCGTTGGTGCAAATGCATTGCATTCAAGAATAAGATTATCGCTGATCTCAATCACATGATGGAGCGATTCAATTAAGAATCCATCGACTTCATCAATAGCAGATTCAGCATGTGGGACAGGGACAATAGTATTTGCATACATGTTTCTTGTTGTCACAAGTGGATTCAATTTGGTTCCATATCCAGAAGAGTCAATATTAATATGAAATTGACGGAGGAACTTCATCCCGTTTGCATCTTCCCGATCAATGATTGGATGTTGTGCAAGTGCAGTTTGTACAAGCGCTGCATAATATCGTTCAAATGTTTTACCAATGACCTGTGCTTCATTGATACGAATGGATTTCGTAATATAAATTGGGAACTGAAGAATGGATTTCGATGCTTTAGAAATAATGCTCGTTGCTGGAACAGAGGACTTTTTCAAACGCTTATCAACATCATATACTTTCTGTGCCACATTTGCGACGTTTTTCCGGGTGGTGTCGATTGTATCGGTATCCGCCTGTGAGGTTGGATTTGGATTTGCCATAATAATTACTCCTTTTTATAAAAATAAAGAAACATGCCCAACTTTATTAAGGTTTTGTTTCGGGGTGTGCAAAAAAAGACGACGTTTACTCGTCGTCTTTCACCCATGCTTCCATGAGTAATTCTTGAATTACTTCATCGGATTCATGGGCGTCGACATCGACACCAATCTGGATCAATTTCTTGATCCGTTCTTTTCGATCCATATGGTTCATTAATGTCAATCTTCCCGATGGAGTAGACGACATGGAATCTTGGTTTGCTTCTTTGATCTTCCGCTGAATTCTACGAATGCCATCCATAATGCGTTTTGGATTCCATTTCATTGGATCGATTTCTCCCTGTCCAAACAATTGATTCAAATTGATGATAGGGAGTTTGTATCGTTCCAAAAGATATTCGGCCAGAATTTCAAGATATACGAATTCTTGTTCGGTGGTAATTAACACCACATCCATATGTTCGGCAAATGGCTCGATGACGGAATGGTATAGTGTATTATACTCCAGATCCAAATCTTCGTAGAATCCTTTTTTCAAGGCATCCCGATTATTTGTTTCGATCCAAAGATTTTGATTCTCAAAACTGGGAAACAATGCATTTGCACTTACGACACTCAATACATTATTTCCAGAAACCATACCGGCAGATATTACGCGATATTCCAAATAGGATAATTCATCCCTTGTGAAATAATCGATCATATGCATGAGAAATTTCTCATGACTCACCATATAGATCATACCGACTCCTTAAAAAATATGAAATACATAGGAAGGGGAACGGTTCCCCTTCCTACATAAATCACATTTTACTTCCTGCGACGAATCGGAGCAAACATTTCCGTCTCATCGTCTTCACCGGCATACTCATCATCTGATGGACGAGACGCTGCTATTGAAAGATAATCTTCGGTATCATCTTCGATACATTCGCGATTCTCTTCTGCAGATTCTTCATCTTCCGGGTCATCCAAACCGAACGATGTTGCCGCTCGCATCATCTCATCGTCATCGACTTCAGTATCTTCTTCGCTCTCATCTTCATCATCATGAAGTGCAGGGAATTGCCAGAGATACATCAATTCCTGCATCTTGGAATACCGCTCCAAGATATGATAGAGTAAGAGTAGAAGTTCTGCATTCAGTTCTACCGGCTCTTCATTATCAAATGCAGATACCTTTGCCGTCTTGATGACAAAATCTCCACGATATATATCATAGAGACGGTTCATTCCTTTTCCACCAGTTGGAACAATCCTGGCATCATCGCCGAAGAATGATGCAAACTTCTGAAGGACCGCATCCATATCAAGACCATCTTCGATATTGATTTCGCCGATGTCCATGATATAAATGGGAATTTCAACGAGACGTCCATTGCGATCGACAAACTTCACATAGACAGTATCCGCATCAGACTTCGAAAGCTGCATCTCAACCATAATGTGATTGGGGTCAAGCTTGAATTGTACGGGGATCCCCGGATTCTTCTTTTTCTCCTCATTCGTTACAGGATGAGAAGAAACCGTTTCCTTTTCTGGCGGAACTTCTGTTTTACTTGGTGTCAGCACCGCAGCACCAAGCAATTCAGCAAATGTACGTTGCCGAGATGTATCCCATTCCTTCTTGCAGTAATATGCAAGAATGGATTCTACGATATCGCTCGGAAGATTGACATCGACGGTGCGCGTTTCGGCATAGTCCGATACGTAGCGAAGGGCGACCTTCTGCTGCTCGTTGATCAGATTGCATGTACCACCGTACTTCTTGCCGACTTTGACAAATCCAGCTGCCTGCATAATGCCATGGTAGATGGCATTTCCGCAATCCTTGCGACAATTCGACAGTGGATGATCCGGAAGAATGATTTTCTCTGTCAGAGAATTTGCAATGTCCGATGCCAACGGCTGGAACATGCGAACTTCCTTCAGTGGACTCTCCGCCAACTCAACGGCATCCCAAATCTCATCCAATGATTCTGCCTCTCGCTTAGCAATGGGAGCAACAGCATTCACGATCGGCTTCGGGATATTATCCGTCGGGATAGCCTTTTTCTTCAACGGAATGAGGTTGACTTTGATCATGGCAATTTTCCTCCTTAAAATTAAATCACATATCCTCTATAGATAGAATATATAATTTATAGTGGATAGGGCATAATGAAAGTATCGGGGGCATCCTCTATTTTTTCTTCTTTTACTTCTTCCTTGACTTCCGTCTTATTTCGTTTTAGATAGGAAGAACGATTCTCATCCAATATTATATTTGTATGAGAATGGTCCAGTAAATATCCTCGCTCGGAAAGATCACCAATTTCATGATCGTGAAGATCATTTCCGATCTTTAATCGAATATCGGAGAAGTCATACTTCTTCCCACAATGCGGATTGTTACAGAAGAGTTGGGTAAAGTCATCGTTTGGTGTTAGAACGCCACTGCCACATTTATCGCAAGTGAATAGTTTCGACGATACGCGATAAATGTATGCAAAGTCCAAACATACTGGATCCTCTGTACCGATTCGAATGCCCCAATTCGAATAATTCTTTTCGGTGATTCCGACATCGCCGATTAGAAATACGGAAGACCAATTCTTTAGAATCTTCCGTATTTTATCTTCGTACTGTTTCATCTCCAGATAGGAACCAAATACCTGAATGTATTCACATACCAGAATTGTATAATTCGATGATATCTCATGAACTCGAATTGCTCCTGGCTGAAGTAGTTTTGCCATGGCAAACTCTTTTGCATTATCAATCTTTCCATCCGCATCCGTTGCAAATTTGACGACATATCCGTTGAGTTTAATTGCATATCGGTTTGTCCCTGGTCCCAATTGAACGATATCGTTGATTCCATATTCTCGCAATAATAAAATCAATTCTTGATGTTTCTCTTTGTTATGGATATCTCTTCGTCGACTGAGTAAATCCAATTTGACACGTAATTCAAATGGAATGACTTCTTGAATCAAACTTCGAAGAATTTTCTCCATTTCATATTTCCCCCATCAATCAAATTTCTCCGGCATATACATTTGTAACATGCGCACTTCATCCATCCCAGCGATCCATTCAATTTTACCGATATGGCTGTGGATTACATATTCCAAGATCGGATACAATTGCAGATCCTTCATCAGTAATGACTCCCATTTTCGTTTCAGAAAAGGAGCCATTTCATAGATGGTCCGATAACCGACGTATCCATTACAAAGATCGGCGGATTCATCATCCAAGTATTGTCGTTCAGCATCCGTTACTGGGAATGGTATGGTAATCGATCCTTTATTGTGAGGATCTTTCGTCATCAGATATCCAACTTTAATCTGTTCATACATGTAGTTGGATATGAAATCGCGAGCATCCTCATATATGGTATCGATTCGTTTCAATTTCATTTGTTTTGAATTATGGAATTTCAAATACCACTTTGCAAGTTCTTTGTTATCGGTCCATGCCCATGTAATGACCTCTCGATCGTCATCAAACATGATGCAATAGATGGTAATTTGATCTCCCTCCGAATAAACGTTCATATTCGTATCACATCCGATCTCTCATAATTTTAATGAAAGCTTCCGCAGAATATATGATCTTAGATATCAATCCTGAGGAGAAGTATCGATTCCGTAAAGGAGATTTCGCCAACATCATGGATAGTTTCGTATCGTAATCGAGAGAAGAGATGTCGTCGTATACTGCATCCAGGTAGGCACGTGTGTCATCCTCTTCACTCCCATACATCTCCTCTAACTCATGTGGATAGTATCCAATCGTTTGCAATGGGGTTTGATATTCATCCAATAACAATTCATACATCGTTACATATACATGAATATCATTTCCATGATCCACTTTATCCATGGAACAATAATCTTTTAATCGCAACGCCAAATCTTTCTCAAAGAGATTCAATTCGCGTTTCGTTGTTAAAAGGACCATGTCATGACCGGATTGAGACGGAAGTGATATTGTGTCTAACATGTAGAGAGATGCGCTTGCATCCAACACACCTTCCATCGATTCTAAATCACGATATTTCCCAACCTTTACAACATATTTGGATTTCTTTCGTTGCTTTAAAAATGTTTTAATCGCTTTACGATAAAACGACCAGCCATAAAATTCTTGTCGGAACATTTCATGTTCGCGAATGAAGAGAATGTATATTTTTCGTTCTGGGTCCATGCGACATCCCTCCTTCCTATAGAATATATAAGATCAATAGGCTGGGGCTTTGAACCCCAACCTATTGCATGTTAATTAGTTTCACGAATGGTGTGACGACATGGATCCAATTATAATATGGATCAATTTCCATGGATTTGTTATTGAATTCGAGGTAATATGCTTCATCCAATAGATTTGACTTATATCGGCGGAGAAAGGATTTCATATAGCGTTTGATACCACTGTCGTGCGTTTCCAATTTCCGCATCATGTCGTTGATGAATGCCAGCATGTAGAGTTTATGTTTGCATATCCCAGACTCCCCGATCCCTTTGATATCCAATGTCTCATCATTATAATAGATCTCGATGTTATGGTTTTCGGTAAACCTCAGATATGAGCTATACTCATTCTTGATGCGGAACTGGATCATTCCGAATTTTGTTTTGAAACATTTCTTTGTGATGAAGAATGCATCTTTCTTCACGGAGATGATTTCATCATCCTGAATATCATTCTCCATGAGGAAGATTTTTCGACAATACGCAAATTTCTCCAATAGTTGTTTCGAGAATTCTTTGTCATCCCGTTGCAACTTTCCGATTTCGATGGTTTGTCTCATCTTTTCCATCTTCGATAAATCACTGATGACGGCCGGTGATAATAGATGGAATTCTTTACAGATACTAAACCCTGCATTCTTCATATCATACTCATAGATCGGATGATCGAAGAGGTATTCAATGTCTGGATTCAAATATGTTGTCATATTTGGTTGATACATATTTCACCAACTCACAACTTTTGATATTTTTCTTTTGATAGTTGTTTCCATGAATGTTGAGAATCATTCCATTGACGATCAAGATATTTCAATAGATATTCTTTGCATTTTGGATCAACAACTTTTACCAACACCTCAATACGATTTGTAATCTTTGGAGAACGCAAATCCAATGACCCGATATAAATTCTTGGATTTGTTTTCCCAAATTGATAAATTCTGGCATGCTCCAATTTATCCCATACTATCGAATGGATTTCCATTTTTTTTATATATGAATTTGGGAGCAATGATCCAGATCGGATAATGGCATCTATCTTTACTCCAGCATGTAATGTATGATGAATTTTTCCCTCCATATAATCATCATCGATGCCATTACATTTGATTCGAATATAACCATCTTTTCCTTTCAGTCGTTCATGATCAAATTCGTTGGTAAATCGTTCGATAAAATTATTCCCGGTAACCAATACCTCATTGAATAGTTTTGGAGGTTCGGTCGTATTGGATAGCAATGAATCGAACAGTCGTTTGATGGAGCACGTAATTGATGGATTTGTAGTAATATACGACAGATCGCAATACTGAGAAGATGTTGTCGTATTATAATTTCCCGTCCCAATCTGTGCAATGGAGAATGTATCGAATTGCATCAAACATAATTTGGAGTGGGTTTTAATATGATACTCAAAATTATGGAATCTGACGTGTACGCCGATATCATGCAATCGTTTTGCCCATCGTGCATTTCGTTTCGATTCACCCGATGCATGTAGTTCAATGTTGGTATAGACTTCAACACCACATCTCCGTGCAATTTGAAATACACGAAACAACGAAGGATCATCGCCGATGCGATATAGTGTCATAGAAAGTGTCCGCATCCCATGAAGAACACCATCAAGGATGAGATGATATAGACTCCGAATATCATATTTTGGATATTCAAGAATATAATCTCGATTCAGAATATCCTGAACAGTCAATCGGTTCAATGGAATTTTTCTTTTCTGCATCCGTTTGTTTAGATATTTCATCATCCCATCCATATACAGATGAGGGTTTTTCCATATCATAGCACCTCTCAAATAATTGCAGAGCAATTGGAAATCGCCATAATAATCCACCCGATTTATGACATTCATCCGTGGCTCACGCATTACGCGAACAGAACATACATTTTTGGTACCATAATTCGCAATGATTTGTCGATGAATATCTCGGATATCGAACCATCCCCCATCCGATTTTTTCAAACGAACGATACCAAACTGTTTTCCTTTTTTGAAAATGGTATAAACGGAATTTGCATCAAATGGATATCGACGAATCTCTTCCTTCTTAATGAATACCGCTTTGCTTAAGATAGGATTGACGGCATTTCGATTATGTTTTTTCTTCTGATATCGTTCCAGAACATGATCAATTCCTTTGATGTACCGGCGGAATTGATGTGACATAATCTGGCGTTCTTTTTTATGGATGATATATTTCTGACACAATTCAACGACATTGGTATATGTGATGTGATAAAAGAATAATTTCTTTGCTGAATTGTGTGCAATCTCTCCATTGTACCAAACACGATCTTGAAATAATAATTGCTGCAGAATCATACGCAATCCCTCCTAATTAAAGAATATATAATGATGAAAAAAATAAGCGGGAGACAATCCCGCTTATTCTTCTCTTCAATTATGAGAGAACGCCTGCTGCAATAAATGCATCCAATATTTTTTCAGGAAGCATGGCGGATTGCGTATCAGGCTTGCACGGAATTGCTGATTCCCAACGACTCCGACCGTTCTCGACGGGGACAATATCAAACTTGTTCTGATAGTCGATGATGTTGTAGATCACATCATCACCATCGATGACATTGATCTGCGTCCCGGAATGATATACATGAAGAATTTCATGCCCATTCAGTTTGAACAGCCCATACTCATCAACCGGAAGTGAGTGTGCTTTCACGAACATCTCTTTGATTGTCATGATATTTTCCTCCTCTATAGAATGACTTACTCTAAGAAGATAATATATCGCTATTTGGTATCCGGATCCGAAAGATATAACCTGCGATCAAACGAATACTTCGGCTTTTGGTCTACATATATTTCGGCATCTTTCCCTGCCAAAATCCTCTGTAAAATCCCGAGCAGTCGTTTTGATGTGAGCTCGCCAGAACTTGCCATATCTTCTCGCCCATAAATATCCCATTGCCAAATACTTCCACACGCATCAATCGATGTGAATATATGCCGCTCTGTCGTATTTGTTAATGAATTGATGCGCAATGCTTTGATGGTATTTGTATCCGACAAGAATTTCATCCACACATCATCATCGTTCTGTAAATCGGAAAGAATCAGCAACTCATCCATATATGATGCAGGCATGATCTCTTTCGGGACACTAATGCGTAATTGATTTCCATATGAATGGATGGAGAGATACAGTTCAAATTTAACTCCGCCAGAAATCCATTGCAACATACAATATTCCGGGTGGTTATCTTTGATCAGTTTAAGTATCTCTTCACTCTCAATTCGCAATAGACTGCATCGATTCTGACCAAGGTAACGACAGTATCGATTCCCGGTGAAATGATCATAAATTCTCATTTCATCATTTTTGTGTTCGATCTCAATTTTCTTCGTATATACCGATTTGGCCAGTCGAAGAAATGTATCATCGGAGCAATCGAACGATACGCGATGATGCCCCTCAAATTTGATTCGAGGGAATTCTTTAAACTGCAAAATTTTCCGACTCATTTAATTTTATCCCCCAGCTCTAGTTGATACCCTTGTGCTAAATATGAATGACGCGTTGTTGTAACCCTCCATTCATCCTCACCCTCATATGATATTTGAATGAGTTGATCTTTTTCTTCATCCAACTCCCGAAATGGTTTGATATATCCGTTGATCATTGAGGGAGTCTCTCTATTGAGATATTCGAATAGTTCTATTTCGGTCATATACACAAATGAAACGATGCCGTTTTCAAAATGCCACCGATCGACCTCGCGATGAAGATACATGTAGGAGCTATTTCCATAGTCCAACGTAAGTTTTTCAATGCGATGGGATTTCAGAAACCGACGAAATTCTTTTTGATCGATGATGAATGTGACATAGCGATCTTTGATCAATCGAAATTCTCTTACACTATGGATGTTGGTAAAGAATGGTTTCATTATAACGACATCTCCTTCATATGATAAACATAGACCGATTCGATGGTTGATGGATCAATCGATTTGAGAGATGCATCAATATCATGAATATCCATCGTTTCCCGAATGGTATGATTGCCGATGGACATGGATGCAACCCAACCATTTCTTGATGTACGTCCGATCCGATAAATCACAGACGAAAACATTTCCGGGCGCACTGATATGACGATTGTATAGACCGTCGAGATATCAAGAAACTTGGACAAGTCACCATTAATAATGGATGACGGGTACGGGTATGTGTAATCATATAACATCCACGGAATCCCCAAATAATATTGCCCATTCATTTTAATCAATTTCAGCATATGAGCAATATTATTTTTCAGATTCGGATAAAATTTGAACTTGATGGTATTTCGCTGACTGATATGATGTTTCATGAGATTCTCATACATCCCCGAATTCCCAAATTCATATTTCTTTTCCCCATAGGATGATGCCCACCAACCATCGGTTTTGCTCGAACGCTTAAATACGCCCATCACATGAATTCCATCCATGTAATAAATCTGCTGAACTCGTTTGGAATACACCAATTTGCGAACATCTTCTTCTGATACCATGCAATAGGTATACCCTTTGTGAAGAAACGATGGAGTCAATCTGGCTTTAAATAATCTTCGCATAGTAATTTTCCTCCATTGAAAAATAACAGGAGATTTCCTCCCGATATACGTGAACACCTCACATCCCACCATATAAAAATAATATATAATCAGTATCGATGATAAAAAATAGAGAGGGGATCATCCCCTCTCTATCGGATTCAGTTACTGCTTCTTGATATCAGAAACGATTGCATTCTTTTCCAGATCGGAAATCTTATTGTTGTGAACGCGAATAGCTTCCTTCACACCGATGATGTCCGCCTTCATATAGTTGATATGATCAACCATGTTTTGGAAGTTCTTCTTAATCTCTTCGCCAAGAATGTGATCATAGAAAACGGTTGTTGTAACGCAAGACATGTTTACCGTCATTGCAAGTACCTTTACGATCGATTTGAGATCATCCTCATCAATATGCTTGATCTCTTTCAGTACACCCTGGACTTCTGGAGAGTTAATGATTGCGACGGTATTCTCCGTAATCAGTTTATTCATCTGATCCAGAATAACATCGTCCCCCGGCTGTTCTTCATCATTGGTAGACTCTTCCGTTGTTGGTTCTTTTGCCGAAACTTCTTCTTCAACTGTTTCGTTCTTTACTTCTTCACTCATTGGTAGTTTCCTCCTGTGGGTTCAATAATGTTTTCAACCGATCGGTTGAAATATATCTTCCATAGAGATAGTCCTCGTAACAAGGATCATCCTTTTCATCATACAATGCATCACTCAAAATCTGTCGCTTTACCTCTTGATAGGATAGTCCAAGCGTTGGTGCTTTTGTTTTGAGGATTGCTTGATTGATGTTTAGAATTA